CACCCAAATTGCATCCATCTGCCACAGAGGTTTTGCCTATGCAGTTGATGACGTTGCAGTTTTGGCTGCTGGTGAAGATCCAATGCTTCACATCCGCAACCAACTTGCCGATGCAATCAACAAGCTAAACAGCCAAAGACTTTTCTATCAACTACACGGTCTTTTCGGTACAGCTCTTTCTGCTAATGCTTCTGACTTAGCAAAAGCTGCTAGTTCTGGTGCTGCTGAAGCTAACTATCTAACAGGTGCAAACGTTGCAACAGCACGTGCACTTCTTGGAGAGCGTGGCGATGAGCTAGATACAATCATTGTTCATCCCAACGTAGGTTTCTACCTGTATCAAGTGGGTCTTTTGACCTTCTCTACTTCTTCACTAACTTCTGGTGGAGCAGTCACCTGGGGTGGTGGTGGTGCTGGCGTTGGTGCTAGAAGCATCGGTCAGTTCGCTGGCTTAGACGTCATCATGGATTCTCAGGTGAACACAGTTCAGCCTGGTTCCAGCGGTCACATTAAGGAGTACTACTGCTACTTACTTAAGAAGGGCACAATCCTTGAAGGTGTTCAGCAAGACCTTCGTATTGAAGCTGATCGCAACGTTCTATCTAAGCAGGATGTTCTATCAGTTGATTACCACACTGCGTATCACGTAATGGGTACTAAGTGGGGTAATGCTGCTGACAACCCAACCAACTCTGTACTTGGCAACAAGGACAACTGGACTGCGACCTATGACATAGATCTCATTCCTATGGTTCAACTAACTGTTAACACTCCTCTTGATACTTCAACCCTCTAAGGGATAATTAAGAGAGTTCTGCATAATTAACCCCGCCCTGAGCAAGCGGGGTTTTTTCTTTTCTTGCCGATATACTGGTAAAGACGCTTACTAAGCAAAAGTGGCTGCAACTATTACCGCTACGTTGAAGGGAGAAACTTCAAATAGCTATGTGACTTTGGCAGAAGCCAACACATATTTTGAAACCGCCCCAGAAGAATCCACCTGGGATGACAAGACTGATGACCAAAAGAATCGAGCATTAATTTCAGCTTGTCGCTGGATTGATAGTTTGAATTATTACGGTGATCGTTGTGATAACGACCAAGCATTGAAATGGCCTCGAAATAATTATCACGTAGACAACGTGGAATTAGTTTGTACCGCTATTCCGAATGGAATTAAATACGCTCAATATGAATTAGCAAGAGCTTTAGCTAATGACACAGATGCAATAACTGGTAACAAAGGTACTGACGGAACATATGAAGAAGTGAAACTAGGTGACATCGAAGTGAAATACAACACTGATAGTCAGGGTGTTGGAACGATTAACAATGTTTTTGACGTTTATCCGTGGCTTCAGTCCTATCTTGGTGCTTATTGCCTTGGTGGGTCTGGTAGCTATCAAGTAAGAGTAGTGAGGGGTTGAACAATGGCAGCACTAGACACCCTTTTCAAAGATGTAGCTAAACAAGTTGTTGCAGACCTTGGTTCTGCTTTAAACACCAGCATCACATATACCCGTAAAACATCACCTAGCTATAACACTGCAACAGGTGCAGTAACCACAACTGATACTGCTTACAACATCAAGGTTCCTGTTGAATTTATCCAGTCAAACGAAGACTCAGGATTCCAAGAAAACACAGCTCGTTTGTACATTACGCCCGACCTAATAGGTGACAGTCAGCCTCTACTCCAGGATGAAATCACCCTCACCTTCTCTGGATCAACTCGCTTTGCGAAAATACAAGACATAAGAACATATAGAGGGGGTCAGGAGTACCTTTTCCGTTTAACGGTAGTTTTCTAATGACATTAGTTAAGGCCCGCGCTGCATTTGAAACTGCAATAAAAACAGCAGTTAATAACGCTGACGCAACAGTAACGGTTGTTTTTGACAACATGCCATTCACAACTCCAGGTAAAACCAAGAAATACGTGATGGTCAACTTAAACTTTGACCAAGCGACACTCCAAGCTCAAGGCGGAGCACAAGATTTCTACAGCGGTTCCATTCGGTGTGGAATCATGACTCCAGCAAACAAGGGAAGTGCAACTGCTGCTGCAATAGCTGAGTCTGTAATAGATGGCCTTATTTCTGTAAACGCTTCTGGTTACACCGACACCTATTCAGTAACACCCAGAGTTTCTCAAGTTGCTGGCCCTACTGCTGTTAATTCCGACAATAACAGCCATTATTTAAGTGTCGTAAGTTGCACATTCACCGCCAATGCCTAGAAACATAAAACATTTACCTGATGATTTAAGGAAGCAGCTTATGCAGGGTGTGGCTGAGTCAGCAGTGGAGATTGTTGAAGATTTATCCACTACAGGTCCGTGGTGGACAGGATCTTTCAGCTCAAATTGGAATATAGGCTCCTCCCCTATAAGAGCAACTAAAGAGAGACAACCTGGTGCATTAACTGACAAAGATAAGTTTCCCTCTTCTCGTTTTTCTGTAAGACTTACTGCGAGCAAACTCCCCCTAAACACACCTACTTACATAGGAAATGAGGTTAAATATGCGGGTTTCGTTGTCAATAATCCAGGTGCTTCCGCCCCAGACAGAACGGCCTCTTCATACGAAGATCATTTAGCGAAAGTAGGTGTAAACAAATCTACGGTTCCTGACAAGATCTCAAATAAACCACGTTGGTATGACGTTTATTTGACTCACACGGCTTTCTTAGCAGCCGATATAGACAAAGGATTTAATAAGGCCGACTTTACGGTTATTAAGGGGGCGAATGATCAGTTTACGTTATAGTACATAGATAAAGCACAGAATCAATGCCAACAGACCGCGCTATCGACAAGCTTAAAAAAGCTTTCAGTGTCGAGGAACGAAGCAGCTACACCATAAAAAAGGAGGGCGTAACTGTTTTGAAGCTCTATTGGAAACCCTTAACTATTGCTGATAGAGACCATATAAACAGCACATTAAAGGCATTAGGCAAGGTTGATGATGAAGGGGGCTTAGAGTTTGCACTACAAATAATTATCCAAAAAGCCGAGGATGTTTCAGGTAAAAAACTATTTGCAGAAGGAGATCGTGTAGCACTCAGACGGGATCTACCCTTGAATGTACTCCTAGATGTAATGAGTAAGATGCAGGGCTTTTCAGAGGAGGTAGACACCGATGCGACCAAAAGCGAAGCTGAAGAAGGATAACTTTCTATACTTACAGTTTTTTATAGCTGAGACCCTCGGATTAACACTCGTAGATTTGAGGCAACGCATGTCAGTAGAAGAACTCCTAGCCTGGAACGCTTACTTTTTGCTGAAAGGCGAACGGGAGGAAAAAGCGTACGAGGATGCTAAGAAGGGAGCCCAAAACCGTCGCTTGCGCTAAAGTGCGAGTACTACTTACACACTTGTTGTTGTGGCTGCTAATTACGAAGTAAATATAGTTTTAAACACTAAAGACTTAGACAGACAGCTAGGCGACTTAGATACGAAAATAGCTAAGATAGGTACTGGAAAAGGTGGAAGAGGGAGCAGTAGAGCACAATTTGCCCAGCAAAATAGCCATATAAAGTCTTATATAAGGCATGAAGAACGTAGAGTAGATTTACAAATTAAGAATAATTCTTTAAGGCATAAATTAAATACATTAGAAATAAAAGGCTTAAATATTTTAAAACTGCGAAAAGGGGATGAAGCATCACTCGCTTCATTTCAAAATCAACAATCTCAATATACTAGGAAGCAAACAAACGAACAGTTTGGACTCACTAAGGTAGTAGGTAAAAAGCTTGATCTTGAGATAGCTAAGACAAATCAAAAAATTGCCAACGAGAAACTTATACTAAGACTTCAAAGACAACAAGCAGCAGAAGTAAGTAAGACACAGCAACAGGGATTGGGCCTTATGTCTCTAGGAGATAAAGCGGGTCGTATAGGTGGAAGAATATCTGACGCAACTACACCAAAAACAAGGGGCCCTGGTGGAAGAATGCTGGCTCTGCCCAGTTCAGACATGCTCAGTCAGAGACTTGTTGGATCTGGACAATTAGGTATGGGCTCTCGAATGCCCACAGGTTTAAGTCGTTTATTTACAGGTTTTGATAAGCAGAGTGCCCTTATAAGTGGTGCTTTTCCTCTGTTATTTGGGCAAAACCCTCTTGTTGCTGGCGCAGGCGCTTTAGGAGGTGGTTTTGGAGGAAAAATAGGTGGTCAGATGGGTGG